AGAAGGAGCACCAATTGAAGGTGGTATGGACACCGGTGCTGATCCAACAGCAGGAGGCGATGCAGGGGACGCAAGTAATACTGGCGTAACTGTATAAATACTATTATGATACTACGTGAATTATTTTATTTTGACAAAGAGACTGTTGACCCAGTCGAAGACAAGCGGTACGAAGCTGATCTTGATGACTCCCCTGTAGATTTAGACGATACACGTAAAACTAAATTGACACTACGCCAGATTAACCGTGTAAGAAAAGCCGCAGAGCTACATACTGAAGAGCAAGCAAAAGAATTATTGTTTGTAAGACAAATGTATGGACTAGCCTCGAATGCAGAGGGCGGAGTATGATAATTGAGCGTAGCGTTTGTATTAGGTAATGGCACAAGCCGATCTACTATACCTTTAGAACCTTTAAAAAAATACGGAACTATATATGCATGCAATGCAGTGTATAGAGAGTTTCAACCTGACTACCTTGTTGCAGTTGATATTAAGATGGTTAATGAAATAAACATGTCAAGATATCAAAATGATCATCAAGTGTGGACTAATTATAACAAGTCATTTGAAAAATATACAGGTTTTAATTACTTTGAACCTAGTTTAGGTTGGAGTAGTGGGCCAACAGCAATGCATTTAGCCGCATCGCATGATCATGAAACTATATATATTTTAGGATTTGACTATAAAGGCATTGGCCCAGAAGAAAAAAGAGTTAATAATATATATTCAAGTACAGCAAATTATAAAAGATCTGAGGACGGAGCAACATATTTTGGCAATTGGTTACGTCAAACATGTAATGTAATGCAGAAATCTCCGGAAAAGAGATATATAAGAGTGTTAGAAGAAAAGGATTCGTTTATTCCAGAACCATTTGATAATTATAGTAACTTAACACATATGACAGTAGAAGATTTTGCAAAATCATTTAATATATCCACATGCATTTCAAAATGAACCATTTTGAGCCTATTATACACCCATATTTTACATTAAGAGTAAATACATTAGACAGCCTCACCGTAGGTAAACATATTTCATTTAGGAGAGAACAAAATGAGCGAACGTAATAAATTCGAGGAAATGCTCGAAAAATTAGTAAACGAAGACCGTGCTGGAGCGGAAGCACTATTTCACGAAATAGTTGTAGAAAAATCCAGAGATATTTATGAGAATCTTTTAGAAGATGATCTTGAAGTTGACGAAACAACTGACGAAGAAGTAGATGAAGCAACTGATGAAGAAGTTGATGAATCTAGTGACGAAGAAGTAGAAGAGTCAGACGAAGAAGTAGAAGAGTCAGACGAAGAGTTAGAAGAAAACTTTGATCTAGACGAATTTGAAGTAGAAGCAGATCCGATGGATATGGATCAATCAGCAGACTTTGAGCGCGACTTAGAAATGCCTGATATGGATGCTGATGCCGATGATGACGCCGAAGAAGGTGACATGGCAGACGACATTGCAGACTTGCAAGACGAAATTGAAAAATTAAAAGCGGCTTTTGATGCAGAAATGGGTTCCGATATGGATTCCGATGATGACGAAGAAGGCGAAGAAGACGATGCCGAAGGTGACGACGGTGACGAAGAAGAAGCTCCTGAAGAAGAGAGTTTTGATCTTGACGTAGATGAAGCAACTGATGAAGAAGTCGAAGAAGCTGATAAATCAGAAGCAGAAACCATGCGTGAATATGTTGAAAAAGTAAGTGCTACAATGGGCGACAACGGTGCAAACACTAAATCCCCAACAGCAAGTGCTAACAAAATGGGCAACGGCACATCAGGTAATTTAACCCAAGGTGGCGAATCCAATTCTGAAGGAACTAAAGGCGGCTTAGCTGACCCAACTCCTAAAGTTGACAACATGGGCAACATAAACGTTCCGGGTGCTAAAGTCGGAAAAACAGGTATGAAAGCTATGTCAAAAGGCCACGGTGCTGAGAAAAAAGGCGCAGGCGAAACAGCTAGTGATAAAAAATCGATCATTGGCAAATAAGGAAGTTTGAATGAGACTACTTAGTGAGAACTTGACATTCCAACAGGCGAACATCGTCGTAGAATCTGCTAACGAAGGCAAGGATCTTTTTATGAAAGGTATTTGCATACAGGGCGGAGTACGTAACGCTAACCAGCGTGTGTACCCCGTTAATGAAATTGGTAGGGCTGTCAAAACTCTTAACGATCAAGTTACTGGGGGATATAGTGTTCTCGGCGAAGTTGATCATCCAGAAGGCCTTAATATAAACCTTGACCGTGTATCGCACATGATCACAGAAATGTGGATGGAAGATAATAACGGTTATGGTAAATTGAAGATATTACCAACCCCGATGGGCACTTTAGTTAAAACTATGTTAGAAGCAGGTGTTAAACTAGGTGTTTCATCTAGGGGCTCTGGTGAAGTTACAGATTCCGGTGATGTATCGGACTTTGAAATTATTACAGTGGACGTTGTGGCACAGCCAAGTGCGCCAGGAGCATATCCGACAGCAATTTACGAACACTTAATGAATGCTCGAGGCGGGCACCAGGCATATGAATTGGCACAGGCAACAAGACACGACCCAAAGGCACAAAAGTATCTTAAGGAATCGCTAATAAATATTATTAGCAAACTCCAATGAAACAGGAGAATAGTATGATAGATGCACTGAAAACACTCTTTGAAAACGATGTCGTTTCTGAAGATATCAGAGCGCAAATTGAAGAAGCTTGGGAAGGCAAAATTAAAGCGAACAAAATGCAGGTAACTGCTGAACTTCGTGAAGAATTTGCTAAAAAATATGAGCATGACAAGGGTCAAATGGTTGAGTCCATTGATTCTATGCTTAGTGAGCGACTTCAAGCAGAAATTTCTGAGTTTGCAGATGACCGCAAACAACTAGCTGAAGCTAAAGCAAAATACGGTGTAGCAATGCGTGAAAACGCAGACCTATTAAAAGGTTTTGTAGTGCAACAGTTAGGAAAAGAAGTATCTGAACTACACGAAGAACAAAAAACTATGTCTAACAAGTTTGGACAGTTAGAAAGTTTTATTGTAGACGCTCTTGCTAAAGAAATCCACGAATTCTACGAGGATAAACAAGACCTAGCTGAAACGAAAGTACGTTTAGTACGTGAAGCTAAGACACACTTCAAGAAAGTTAAAGCTAACTTTATTGAAAAGAGTGCAAAATTAGTATCTGAAACAGTAAGTAAGAACTTGAATAAAGAAATTACTACACTTAAAGAAGATATTGAAATTGCAAGACAGAATGACTTCGGTCGTAAGCTGTTTGAATCATTCGCGTCCGAGTATGCAGGAAGCTACTTGAATGAGAAGAGTGAAACAGCAAAGTTAATGAAAGTTATCGATACTAAAAATCGTCAACTATCAGAAGCGAAGACTATTGTTGATAAGACTACAGTACTTGCAGAAGCAAAGACTGTTGAAATTAAAATGATTACTGAGTCAGTACAACGAGCAAAAGTTATGAACGAATTGGTTGCACCTTTAAGTGTAGCACAGCGTGAAATAATGACAGACTTACTGGAATCTGTTCAAACACCGAAATTAAAGTCGGCGTTTAACAAGTATTTACCAACAGTTATTGAGGGTAATAGTCCAGCGAAGAAGAAGGCGAACCTAACAGAAGGCAAAGCAATAACAGGCAACAAACAAGAAACTAACGTTAGTAGACAAAAGCAAGACGAGAATGTCATCGATATTCGTCGTTTAGCTGGATTAAATTAAGGAGATATAATTATGTCAGAATTACTAGAAAGTCGCTGGCAAGAGACGAAAACAGCATTGATGGAAGGCCTTTCAGGAACTAAAAAATCTGTAATGTCAGCAACTTTAGAAAATACTCGCAAGTATTTGTCTGAAACATCAGCCGCTGGTTCGACTACTGCCGGTAATGTCGCAACTCTTAACAGAGTTATTTTACCAGTTATCAGACGTGTTATGCCAACAGTAATAGCAAATGAGCTAGTTGGTGTACAACCGATGACCGGTCCTGTGGGACAAATCCACACATTAAGAGTACGTTACAGTGATACAGCTGATGATGCAACAAGTGGCGAAGAGGCTTTAAGCCCATTCAAAATTGCTGTTGGTTATTCAGGTGACGAAGCTGGTTCCGATGCTGGTAAAGCAAAAGGAACAAGTTTAGCAGAAGGTACTGCTGGTAACAAACTTAGCATTCAGATCTTGAAGCAAACAGTTGAAGCGAAAACACGTAAGTTAAGTGCTCGTTGGACTTTTGAATCAGCTCAGGATGCACAAGCACAGCACGGCATTGATGTCGAAGCTGAAATCATGGCAGCTCTTGCACAAGAGATTACTGCTGAGATTGACCAGGAAGTTATTGCTTCATTGCGTTCATTGAGTGGCACGGCTGTACAAACGTACAACCAACAAGCCGTTTCAGGTACAGCAACTTTCGTTGGTGACGAGCATGCCGCATTGGCAGTTCAGATCAACAGAGCGGCTAACTTGATTGCTCAGCGTACACGTCGTGGCGCAGGTAACTATTGTGTTGTTAGTCCTTTTGCACTAACAATCCTACAGTCTGCTACTACAAGTGCTTTTGCACGTACTACGGAAGGCACGTTTGAAGCACCTACAAACACTAAGTTTGTTGGTACATTGAACAATGCAATGCGTGTATATGTAGATACTTACGCAGCCGATAACGCTATGGCGCTTGTTGGTTACAAAGGTAATAGTGAATCAGATGCTCCAGCATTTTACTGCCCATACATCCCGTTGATGTCAAGTGGTGTTGTAATGGATCCATCTACATTCGAACCAGTAGTGAGCTTTATGACTCGTTATGGATATGTTGAGTTATCAAACACAGCATCTTCATTGGGTAATGCCGCTGATTACTTAGCGAATGTTGCTATAACATCTGCAAACGTTAGCTTTAGCTAAACTTTGCTTTAAAAACAAAAACAGGGCCTACGGGCTCTGTTTTTTTATGACTTAATTTCCGTTAGCTTCTTTTAATGATAAATACTTGTGTCACAAATCGTGCTATACTATATAGACTTATGCAGAACTGACCCACTGCGTATTACTTAGAACGTAACTTATTAGGAGAAACAAATGGGACGTCCACTAAACAAAAGGTACTTTGGCGCTTTAGCTGATGGTACAAACATTACTATTAACTGCCAAGTAGCTGGCAATGCAGAATCAGCGGTAGGCTTTATTATTGCACAAAGATCAGTAAACAAGTTTTTAGTTAACGATACTAAAGACGGCACTAAAACATCAGTTGGAGGCACAGGTACAGGTAATGTAGGTATTTGTACACTAGTTGACAAAGTAAACGGTGCTTTAGGCGCTAATGAAATGTCAATTAACTCACAAGATGCGGCTGGCGGTACAATTAGAATTGCTAAACTTTACAACAGATCAGTTAGAGACTATTCAAACAACCGACATACTTGGGTTATTGAAAACGACTCAACTACATCAGTTATGAGAGTAACACCGATAACATCGTAAAAGTAAAATGGGGGAGTAACTTCCCCCATATATTTGCAATAGGAATTATATATGTCTTCTAAAATTTTAGCCCTTCCAAATAGTGACTACACTGTTAAAGTACAATCCGGTGGCAATATAACATTGGATACAGGAGTTGCAAACGGGCTGGTTACGGTTACAGGAAACTTAGTAGTACTTGGATCGCAAACACAAGTTAGTTCCACAGACTTAAACCTAAAAGATAACCTTATTACACTAAACATTGGAGAGTCTGGAGCAGGCATTACGCTGAACAAATCTGGACTACAAATGGACAGAGGCTCGTTACCGGATGCATTATTTACATTCGACGAAACTGTTACTTGGGCAGACCCAATAAGTGCAACAACTATAACTGGAGGATTTACATTAACAAATGCTTCAGGTACACTACAGGGGTTACGCATTAATAGTATATCAACTGGCGGAGGAGATTTATATCTTATTAACTCTGGTACTGGTGTTATTAGTGTTACTGGAACAAACAACTACGAAACACAAATTACTGACGATGACGATATTCCAAACAAGAAATATGTTGATGATACTATTATAACGCAACTTACAAGTACTTTCCAAAGAAGAATTGAGGAAGGTTCAGCTAGTAAATCGTTTGTAGAAGTTAGAGATACAGAAGTAAGCGGAGCACCTAGTGTAGTTAGCTTCCAAATTGATAATGTTACTAAAGGACAAGTATTTGGTAACAGGGTTGAGTTAGAAGATATTAGAATACAAAACGGCACTATATCAACTACTTCATCGGATACAGATTTAACTTTAGAGTCACAAGGAACTGGCGGTGTTGTAGTGAAAGATAACTTTACACTAACATTGCAAGGATCTGATCCAGCTAGTCCTACTGATGGACTTAAAGTATATGTAAAAGCACCTGCGGCTGGAGGTACTGGTTTATTCTTTAAACATAGTGCTTCTAAATCAGGAGAGATAATAAGTAGACAGAATGCTCTTTTATTGAGTATGTTGTTTTAAAAAGGAAACATAATGGCTATAGTAAGCACACAAATAGGAAGTACAGACACAAACATATTGTTAGTTCCGGCAGCAAAACAATATGCTGTACTAACAATCATGGTATGTAATACCGACACAACTAACCCGCTACACTTAGAGCACGGTGAAACAATGTTTGACATGCACTTTATAGCAAGTGGCGCGGCTAAAGGCGATGTTAATATGGTTATTAACGATCTTACATTACCAGCAGGCGAAACGTTTACGTTTGATAGTGAAAAAATTGTATTAGATGCAGGCGACAAGATTGTATGTATATCACAATCACCTACTAATTTAAGTGCAACAGTAAGCTTCTTGGAAGTGTAAAAAATGAGATTAATTAAAGCACAAAGTACTAGCGTACGAAATATCAAAGCTAACGGTATTAGGTATGATATCAATCAAATTGTTCAGCTAGGCGGTGAGCAAGCAGTAGTTGTTCCGATGGGCAATACTGCAAGTCGACCGTTGTTTCCGGCTAATGGAATGATTAGATACAATACAGAAACTGAAGCACATGAATCGTATGCAAATGGTACTTGGGCTAGATTAAAAAGACAAGAGCCTGTATCTATTGTACAGCAAAACTTAGGAGTAGGTGACGGAAGTGAACTTGATTTTGGTCCGTTGGCTAACGGCGATCCTGACTTTCCTGTTCCAACAGCCGCACAAAACGTACTGGTGTTAGTTGAAACAGTATTTCAAATTGCAGGAACAAACTATTCGTTAGCACAAAACCCAGCAAGCAAACAAGCCGGCTGGTATATTAGATTTAGTTCAGCACCGCCAGTTGGTAAGCCGGTAACAGTGCTTCATAACTTTGATAAATAATTGTAAGGAGATACGCTAAATGGCATCGCTAAAAACACTACTAGGAAGTAAAAACTTCACGGCAGTAGAAGGAAACTTAGAACAAGGAAAGATTTGGGCATTTGACAACGGGGTGATGTATTCCTGTTTATGCAACGGATTTTGTTGGATTGCACCCGGATCTGGCGCAGTCACGCTTGATATATGGGGCGCCGGAGGAAGCGGATCTAAAATGTGCTGTTGCGGTGGCGGATTGCCAGGTAACTCGGGTGCATACAGTAGAAAAACTTTTAACGTTATAAGCGGAAATCGATCTTGTGGGTGCGTAGGTAAATCGTGTGGAAACGCAGACGGTCTTTGTAACAGAGGATGTAGTTCACACTCGGCAATATGTTGGGTTAGTTCATCATCAAATGGTTGTATATGCACACAAGGTGGAAGAGCTGGAACTACTTTTTGCTCATCATCACCAAGTTTGTATTGTTGCTTTAGAGCTGGCGGATATTGTACAACAAACAGAGGTCCAAACTGTGGATTAGTTTGTAATCAATGTAGTGGAGGATTTATTCCTTGCGGCTATGGCGGTGATTTAAATTGCTGTGGTCGTATTAGTTGTGCTAGTTTCTTAGGATGCTATCCAGCATGTACATGTATGTTCTATTACCATGCGGCACTACCAGCAGGAGTGATGTCCAAAGAAGGCGGAACTGTAACATACGCCACTGAAACTGAAAATCCTTACTCCAGATGGTCAGGCATGGGAATTCACCAATATAACAATGCACTAAATGCGGCAAGTAGAAATCCATCAATGGGCGTATTCCACGGATCGTGTTGGATGGGTAACAGAGCTTGTGGTTGTTACCAGATGCAGGGTTGTCAGCAACATGTTCCTTACGGTGCAGGCGGCACAGCGGCTGTACCTTGTCCAGGCGTTAGAGATAGTGGCGGACGTGGCGGCGGTGGTGCGGCACGTATTAAGTATGTTGAAACATAAACAATACATTTAAATGTATACAATAAAAGGCACCAAGTGTGCCTTTTTTTACGACTAAATACTATAACAAGTAAGGGATAGATATGAGTCAATTAGGAAGAATAAGCGGGCAAGTCTTAGAGGATGACCTCCTAAGGCAAAATGTTAACTTAGATTTTAGAAATTTAAATGCTAGTGTTCCGATTCTTAAACTTGATGTAGTTAATAACAAAATTGGTGTTAACTCTACTTCTCCCTCGCAATCTTTATCTATTGCAAACACAGCACAATCTACACACTTAAAAACAGCAACTAATATCACTGTTGGTAACTTAGAACTTACTCCAGCAGGGTTTAATTCGTTGTCTGGAAGAATAACATTTAGTGGAAGTACTGGTGTTATTGCAACCGGTATTGCTACTGATCAATTATTACTACGCGACAATAAAATATATAGTTACGAAAGTAATGCAAACGTAGAATTAAATCCAAACGCATCTGGCACTATTGAGTTTCTAACAAACACAAATGTTACTGGTGATATTCATGCTACAGGAACAATTACTTCCGATGGTTCGATTACTATTGGTAATGATGCTGATGATGATTTATCATTTGCTGGCGAACTTGTAAGTGATATTGTACCCGATGTAACAGCAACTTATGACTTAGGTAGTACTAGTAGACGCTGGTCAAATGTTTGGGCAGACGATGTAACAGCAACTGATATTATAGGAACTACAGCAATAGTTAACGGTGTTAACATTACTAACAGACAAGGTAATATATACTATGTTGCTAAAAATGGCAACGATACATTTACAGGCGACCATCAATTAGATCCTGTATTAACATTAACAAAGGCATTAACATTAGTTTCCTCGGGTGATACAATCCATATATCACCAGGTACATATGTAGAAACGTTTCCATTAACTATTCCGGTTAACGTAACAATAACCGGGCAAGATATGCGCAATGTTATTATTACACCAACAGGAGCAACAGAATCTAATGATGCATTTTTAGTTAACGGTGAAGTGACTATTGAAAACTTAACTGTTAAAGACTTCTACTATAATAGTGGTGCTGATACTGGTTATGGATTTAGATATAAAGCAAGTTCTGTAGTAACATCACGAAGTCCTTATATTAGAAACTGTACAGTTATTACTAAAGGTAGTGTAACAAGTGCAGGAGATCCTAGAGGGTTTGATCAAGGAGATGCGGGACGCGGAGCGTTAGTTGACGGAGCAAGTGTTACAACAGTATCTAAAGAAGCAGGCATGTTATTCCATGCGGCAACATTTATTACTCCAGGACAACAAGGATTAACAGCAAGAAACGGTGTAAGGATTGAATGGTTAAATTCGTTTGCTTACTTTGCATCAATTGGAATTAAAGCTGAACAAGGGTCTACTGGGCAAGCAGGACAAGGTGTAAAGTTTGGCGCAGAAATACGATGTATTGGTAGTGCAAATGTATACGGCACTAAAGGCATCGAAGCTGACGGCGCAAGTAATTTAATCTACTTAGTAAATCATAACTTTGGATATATTGGCACTGGCAAAGACACAAGTAACGATAAGACACTACTTGTGCCTGCAAACGAAGTCACTGAATTAAATAGTGCTAATATATTATTCACGTCAATGGACCAAGATGGTACTTATCGAGTTGGGTCAGCATTAATAGTAAACCAAGAAACTGGCGAAACAATTATCGACTCAACTAACTTTGACTTTAGTGGTGTTGAGAAATTATCGGTATCGACAGGCGGGCAATCTGTTAGTTTAAGAGGCGAAAAAGTAGAAACAGATTTTATTAGATTCTCAGGATCTACAATGGAATCGATTGTAGGCACTTTAAAAATAGATGCAAATGCAGACGATATTGCGTTTACTAGTAATACTATAGCGCAGGGCAATTTAGATATATCGGGCAACGTTACTTTAGCAGGAACATTAGTTAGACTAGGTAATGCAGACACAGATACTATTGACTTCAACGCAGACATTGAAGGCAATTTAATTCCAAACTTAAACAGTTATACTATTGGTAGTGGCACAAAGCGTTGGGGCAAGTTAGCAGGAAGTAACACAGTACTTGATAGTGTAGACATAACAGGTAATAGTATTTCAACTACTGTTTCTAATGCAAATTTAGAATTAGAAGCTGTTGGATCCGGCAATGTGTCTATTATAGGACCTGCAAGATTTTATAATACATTTACACAAACTACCGGATCAACAAACACATTTACTAATGCTGACATAACCGGTAATGTAAGTGTAGCTAACAATATTAGTTCAACAGGTAACACAACACTACTTGCTACTACAGCATCAACGCTAACTGCACAAGGTACTGTTGTAATTGATAACATATCTTTTATTGGTGATTCTTTAAAAGGCACTAGTGCAAATACTGATATAATACTTGATCCAAACGGTGCTGGCAAGGTTAAGGTATTGGCAGACTTGGTACTAGGTCGAAACTTAGTAGCGCCTATTGCTAGTTTTAGTTTAGCAAGTGTGTCGGGGCTTAATGCTGTTGTTGCTGAAGAATTCATTACACAAAATATTACATTAACAGGCGATGCAGTTATAGAAAATGTTGCTATTGCTGATAATATGATATCAAGTAGAAATAGTAATAGTGACTTAGAGCTTAGAGCACAAGGCACTGGTAGTGTTAGATTTAAAAATAACGTCGAACTATCTGGTGATGTTATAACACCAACAACAAGTAGTGTTGTTAACACTTCGACGAACAACTTAGGTGCTACTACACTAATTGTACAAACATTAAACTCTCAAAATAAACAAATTATATTTGAAGACATTATGTTTAGTGGAAACAAAATTTCTACTACTGATAGTAATAGTGATCTTACATTAAGCGGTACTGGAACAGGCAACGTAAAGATTAAAGAAAACTTTATTGTTAGTAATAACTTAACAACAACTAAAGAAACTTCATTGCAATCAACTACAGTAACTAATACACTTACTGCAAATAATATAACTGCTACTGGAATTACAGGTGTTGGTAGCAGTATATTTGAAGGCATATCTTTAAGCGGTAATGTAATTAGTACAAAAGATTCAAATGCTAATTTAGAACTTAGAGCAAACGGTACTGGCGTAGTTAACTTTAATGACAACGTTACTATTGAAAACGGATTAACTGTTAATGGTGTAACTACTATTGGTGTTGTATCTGTTGCAAATGATTTTGATA